CCAATAATGGTTCTCTCGTTCTCTCTGTCGTTCATCAAGAGTGTGTATAAACGCACCAACTTGATAGCCGATAAAGAGGCAGACCATAACAATAACTATGAGATGGTCTATCCACAAAGTTATTTTGTCGCCTTCCATTACTGTGCCTCTACTTTCTGAAGGCTAATGCTGTCAATGATTTGCTCTGCTATACGGGGTAAGCAGACATCAACTGACTTGTGCAAGTCGTTAGTCTTTGCGTAGAGTTGGGCAAACTCCACGAAGTTTCTTAACGAGTAACGGTCTGACTGTGTGGTTCTTGATACCACAGAGAACGCCAAGTCTCTAAGGTATTCAGGCAGACTAGCAATAGCGTCAGGGTGTGGTTCAGTTATCTCTAACTGCACAACCAAACGGTCTTGGATAGCGCGCCCTAAGTCCTCAGGCTCACCGTTCATAGTGGCTACAACGCTAAAGCCTTGTGCTGGCTTAATCGTTTCGCCTGTATCGGGGTTCTGCCAAGATGAACTAGCGTGAGTGTCGATAAGAGACATAAGGCGACTCTCAATATCGCCATTGACTCTGTTAATTTCATCAACAACCAAGCGACCACCTGTTCGCCAAGCCTTAATAGCAACGCCCTCGTGGAACATAAGTTCCTTAGAGCCATTAACCAATGTCGGCTTGTACATACCGATTAAGTCTGCATCAGTCATTTCCTCTGTGCAAACTAACCGATAAGCGTTATCGGGGTTAGTGTGGTAATTCATAGCGAAGTATGTCTTACCTGTTCCTGGTGCGCCATAGAGCAATACTCGCCCTAAGTTATTCTCAAGAGCAAAACTTGCTCTCTCCCAAGGGCTATTAAAGCCTTGAGTTTGTGTTGCTTCCTGTCCTTCTAGCATTTTATTCTCCCTTTTGTTTTGTTGTTGTTTATATTGCTTATTACTTTGAGAGTTCTACACTCTCAAATCTTTCACGGATAACCCGTTTAATCTCCAATAATAAAGGCAGTTCTACTTGGTTATAGACCAACTCATCGTTAAAACTTCTAGTTGATTTAACCAATCTCTCAGCCTGAACTCTTGTAATGGCGTGTAACACTTGCTCTATGTCCATAGCGTTATATCCCTTTGCTTTTAAGTTAAACGCAATAGAAAAATTGCGTCGGGTCAATGCTAGCACCGCCGCAAGCCGTCGCAAATCGGGGGCAATTTTTCGCAGTAGAAAGAACGCGCGCGCTCGCCCGTGCAGGCGCACGCACGCGCGCGCTTGCGCAAGTCAAGCCCGTTGTTGGTAGCAACCGTTGCTGGTAGCAGCGTTATTGGTAGCGGTCACCAATGAAAGCACGCATTGAACAATGCGTCGATCAAATCATTCTCTCCTGTTTTGATTTTAGATTTAGGATAGGTTGCGCAATTTACTTCATCACCGTTTCGGATGATGACATGCACACCACGTGGGGTTGTAAGAGTTGTGATATACATAGTTACTTTGTCATCACACTCTGATGCCTGTTTCTTTAAGGCAACTGCAGTCTTGGATGCCCATGCTTCTGATCGGGTGATGATACCTACACATTTGTCTGCTTTGCATTCTCGAATCATGTCTGAATCTTGCAGCGCTACGAACAGGTCCCCGTAGGTTCCCTTGTACTTGATAGCCAAAGCTTCCGACTCTTCATCAGGCATGTCATCTGGGTTGACGATATCCATATCTGGATCGCCGTTTAAACTCATGTACCAGATCTCGCTTGATGAATCATCAATTGATCCCTTGGATGCAAAGAAATCTTCTACCTTTTTGAAGTCGTCAAGCTCTTGCTCTAGTCCTTCTTGCACGATGTTGTCGTATGCCTCGCGCAAAATATTGTCTACCTGTTCCTCAAACTCCATGTCGTTCTCCTTGCTTGGCCCTGTACAAAGCGTACTCTTTGCTGCGTTCTACTGCTTCTATTGGTAGATGGTTTGATATGCCAACAGCTAAGTCGGTTATCGGACCACGGATATGGTTGGGTGCCCTGAGTGCAGCCACTAACAATTCGACTAACAGGTTTTCCATTACTTCTAAGTCCTCAGTTTGAAACTTCGGAATGTTCATTTCGTTTTCCCTTCTCTTCCATTTGTTTAATTGAATGACGGTTCGAGCACGTTGGTGGTTCAGATAACTCTACATAGGTAACTATCTGATTGTTACAAGTGCTGCAATTCCAATGACGTTTCATGTGTTATCCCTTCCCTGCATATGCATGGCCTGACGTATGTGTATTCTTTCCCAGTCTCCGATAGTGCTGTGTATCTTTCACCCCAACCCGACCCATCACAAACCGTGCATGTGGTGATCTGATCATTGGGTCTCATGTCTTTCAGTAAGGTCTTGATTCTATGTAGTGATGGAAACTCTCCGTCTCTTTCCACAATATCAATAACCCTGCGACACATGTGCACCGATGCAGCCAAGAGTTCTTTGTCCACTCTCCAACCAGACTTGATTGTGTTGCGTGCTACCTGCCTGTTGGGGTACAGCGCACACAACCTATCAACGAATCGATCTATGTTTTCTGGCAGCATCAATCCTCCTTCTCGTTATCTCGTTCTCAATTACTGATACACAATTGACAAGCTCATCTTCTTCTAGTTTGCCAACGAATGCGCGACGCAGAAACTTTGACACACTAACCAACATCTCGTCTGTCATGATGACTTCTTTGCCCACTCAACCCTCGCTTTATATCTACGCCGTTCATTCAATGTCATACCACCCCAAATACCGTAGGTAATGAAGTTGTCGATTGCAAAATCTAGGCATTGCTGCTGGACTTTACAACCTCCACATAACTCTTTGATTGCTTTTCTTTCTGAGCTGCTGTTGCCACGCTCTGGAAAGAACATGTCGGTTGGCATACCTTTGCAGGCTGCCTCGTCACCCCAGCTGAAGTCCTTGTTAAACAAGGAGAACTCATTCATTAATTCCATATCCCATTCCTTTCTATCTTTCATTGGTTTCTATCCGATATCCCAGGGACTCCACCCCGCAACATCGTAAAGGAGCTTGCCTGCTATGAGGTTAGTGAGCGGGTCTAACAGTATAGACTGCTCGCATACCCCAAGTCTCTTGCAGACAAGCCCATGATATTGGGCATGATCTTGCTTCCAATGCACCCCGTTTATCTGCAATAGCCCCGTATCTGACCTGTGATTCCACTCAGAAACCCCAGTTATGTTGCAGTCTTTATCAACCATGTCCCCGCCAGCACGGTTAGGGCAGCCACCTGATTCCCTCAGGATTATCTGACCAAGCTTCTTCCATGTCGAGCGAGGCCACCCAGCCTGAGCTGCCAGACTTGGTAGCCAAGAGATATCCCCGTGCTTGAAGGCTGGCTGCCTTGGCAAGTCCAACCTCTCGTGATTGACGTATGTGGTTGGTGATTGAATCTCCCACCTGATCAAGGTGGAAGCTGGTGAAGGTGCTATTGCTGCCTGAGCCTGCGAACTCAGAGCAATTAACCCTGCCAAAGGTACGGCTATACACCGTATAAGTATGTTCATTGTTCCCTCCCATTATAGTAAAACTCCTGAAGTCCTTATGGAATAAGGCTTATGATTTCTGTGAACTCGGTAAGAGTAATTAACACGATACCTTCTGTTGTTCCGTCTGGCATTGCGACCATCACAAATGGGCGATTGTCACCCAACGCCTTTGCTTGATCACTCTGTGCTTTCGCGTCTCTGAATCGTGTATAAATCGGACCAACTTGCGCGCCCGCTTTGACCTCGGTACGAAAAGCACCACCCCAGTTTTCCTCGTGACGGGTAAGATGACCACCCAACCCAAGTTTCTTACGGGCACGACGTGCTTTTGAATCCCCTTTAGATCTGTTACGTTTACCCCTAGCTGCAGGGTCGCCACAGTTGCGAATCCTACGCGCACCGTCACGACTGGGGCGCCCGAGTGTTCCGAATAGGGGACATCCCGTTGCGTTGCACTTATCTTGGTTGCCTTCACAGTAACCCTTCCTTTCATCCATTATATTGTCCGAGTGCTTCTTTAAGCAAGACTCTGATTGTTTCTGATCTTGTGGAATGTATCCGTTTGGATACCTGATTGACCTGCTTAATCAACTCGGTATCCAAACGGATGGTAATCAAAGTCTTGGCTTTCTTGTTCACTTGTACTGGGTGATGAGCGATGATGCCTCACCCTTTTCAAGTTCGTCAAGCTTGGAGATATTGCGGTTGATTGCTGCGCTGCACAGATCAAGCACCTCTTTGTTGTCGGAGATACCTTGGCTGCGTAGTACTGCACGCAACATACCTAATTGCTTTGGTGATGCTGGCTCGTTCGGATTCTTGATCGAGATATTCCGTGGCTTCTGCTCATCCTCTACATAAGTAGCACCGTTGCTAACCAACTCCTCCATGATTTCATTCACGGTATTATCTTTGGTTACGACTGCGGTTGGATTCATAGGTCGTGAAACCCAGACATCCCCACGTTCTACCTTCTGCATCTCCTCACGGCTAGGGCGTGCACCCTTGGCTGCGTATCCACAGTTAGCAAGAGCCCTACCAATTGCGCTGGTCTCTGCGTTCTCTGCATGGGATGTGCGATTTACTGGGCTTGCACCCCGTAGTTCTTCTGCGTATCCCGTTGCTACTGGTCTTACATCTTCACGGTCAAAGTAAACCTCTGCCCGCACAAGGATGCGTGTGTCATCGTAGTAGTGGATAGATGTATTGATCCGACCATCTGTATGGTCAGCCCAAAACTTTACGAGTCTGTCCTCTACTGTTTCGTAGTTATCTAAGTTGAACCCTGGCATTGTTATCTCCTTACCTTTGTTTTAAGAACACGAAAGCTCGTGTCCTTCCTGTATTTTTTTGACAGAGCTGGATGCTCTTTGTCAAACCTTGCTGAATCAAACACATTGCGTGTCTGAGTTTTCCATGTCACCACGATATCGCCGTTTAGTATTCCTTCCTCAGAATTTTTCATCATCAATCCAAGCTCTGCCTTGAGATTGTTTTCTACTTCCTCAAGTTTTCTTTTTGCTTCCTTGGTTTTCTCCAATTGATTGATGATCTCCATTGCTGATGGTGGCAGCATGGTTTGCATATCCGAAGATTTGCTGTACAGATTGGATACGTTGTCATAAGAAAGCTTGGCTACCTCAGGCACCAATCCTTGCTCGATTAGATTCAAGAACTCATCAACTGCGCTGATGTGTATCTGTTGTTCATCGGACGTAATGATCTGCGTGTACTGATGCAACTCAAGATCGCTGTCAAAGATACGCCACTCAATCTGATTTGTGCCTGCGCAAATAGATTGCTGTACCCCTTGCCAATACCATTGGCGTGGGAGCACACCATCCCAGCGCTTCTTGGTTGTCTTGATTTCAAATGGCATGCCGTCCGCACTAATTGCATCAAGTGTCGCAATCATGCGGGCATCACCATTCTCAAAGCAATACATAATGTCTGGAGTATTCAAAACAATTTCTTCTAGATCTGCCGTCCATTGAATAAGGACTGGTTCAAGTCTGTTGCCACGCTCCATTGCAGCATTGGCCTGCTTTGGTTGTGGTGCTTCCTCTGCCAAGAGTTCTGTTGCGAGATCTCCTGCCGTCATATATTCGTGCTCGCCGTGCACGGCTGCTGCACTTGATGCAGCGATACGAGACAGACCGTTGTGGTCACGCCACCGTACTTCTAACCATTCTTGGCTGCCGTGCTGTGGCTTGTTGATTGTGTATCTCATGTTCTTCCTTTCGTGTAATACAAATGTATCACGTCAGGGGGATGGACACAACCTTTGATTCCAGATTTATTTGGATGCACTTGAATTCTTTGACCATCGCCGTCGGTATATGTAGAACATGATCCACGTCATCGTTCGGGGTGATGCTCTGATATATGGTGATGTGCCCTTCCTTGCCGCCATCTGATTGCGGTAGTAGGAATCCTGCTGTGCGCACGAGCACGGGTTCTTGGTCAAGGTCGCGTATGTTGGTCCACGTTTCGCTACCCGAGTGCGCGTCGATCCACGTCACATATATATAGGTGAGCTCATTCTTCGTCATCGTCTGGTTTCTCCCCGCAGATCGGGTCGCGCGGGGGCACACCTTTATTTATGCACGCGCACAGGCGCGCGCGTGTGTGTGTCATGA